TGCGTATCCCACCAGGCACCAGACGGAAGCCCCTCGTCCAGGGCACGTTAGGTGCGTAGACAACCCATGCTGTACCGTTGTAGAGCGTGAGGGCGTCAATAGCCCCAGCAAGGTACGCAAACTGTCCCTCAGAGGGCGCCGTAAGTGAGGCGTCCCGTGCAGCAGCGTCAACAAAGGTAGGCACCCCACCAAGTGCGGCAGCCTGGGTGCGGAGGTCAGTAATGTTGGCATTGACAATGGACGCAGCAGCAGCAGCTACCACCACCTTGGCAAGTGGAATGTAGTTAACGGGAGCGGCAGGGAGGGCAGGTGAGCCAGCAGGCGTCCCTGTAACCACGACCAGGCTCCACGCATTAACAGCGCCAGCATAGAAGGCGTCCTCAACCTTGGCACATACCAAGTCCCACCGAGGGTTAGTAGCGTCAGCAGTTGCAATAGCCTTGTTCACGGTGGCGTCGTTGTAGACATTGTAGGTGCCTGCGCCAGTGGTCGAGCTAGGGACAAATGCACGCCCTCCAGCAATGTCCACCGTCATGTTGGCGCCAGCACCGCGCTGGGTCACCTTGAGGTCAGCAGTTCCGCCAACACCATTGGTTGAAACGAGCGACGTAATGAGGTTTCGTGCCTGTGCAGCCGTCTGTGTGGCGACATTCTGCATAAACGACGGTGGGTTTGACTCAGCCATAACTAAGGGGCTCCTTTTGAATGTTTGAAAGTGCCAAGAACGCGAGGACACTTCTGTAGGAAGTGCGGAATGTTGGAACGCGGCGAGAACGAGAAGGCACTTCTACAGAAAGCGGTGAATGTTTCATTTTGGAGAGAACGCGGAGGCACATTTTTGAAACCGTCTGAATGTTTGAATGCACCAAGAACCTACAGCCATGCGGACTGAAATGTGACCGTTGCAATGCCGGTGCCTCCACCGGCAGACAGGCGGAAAATGTTGTTGCCAGGTACCACGTCCCACCAGGTAGAGCTACTGGTGAGGTCGCCATACCGGGAGGCAGTACCATTCAGGAGCACAGTACGGTCGTCCATATTCACGTCGACGTACTGGCCGTCTGGAATGTCTGTAGTAAGCGCTAGCCGCTTGCCGGTTGTTACGTTCTCCAGCACAGGGTTTGTGAGGGGTCCTACCAGCCGTACAATTGGGTGGGTAGCAAAGTTGCCCGCGTTGTTGGCAACTGCCACGCCTGAGCTGGACGCCCCAAAGCTAAGAGGGAAGGCAAGCGGGAAGGCAAGGCCACCAGTTACCACCGGAAGCACGGCTGCCACGCTAGACAGGTTGGAGGCGTACACCCGTGGGTCGGCGGCCACATATTGCAGCGTGACCGTAATAAGGCCGTTCCCTACGTTGGTGTAGTCAACATGGGAGCGGCGGGGCCTCCCGTTAATAATACGCTCGTCATGGTAGGGAAGCTTGTAGGTAAGAGGCTGTACAGTGGTTGTGTTGTAGCTAATAGGCTGCCAGATACCGGCCAGCACGGACAGGGCCTTATGCGCCTCAGCAGCGTCCACAGCCTCGTCACCTGTGTTGCCGGTGGTAATGAGCACGTTCAGGGTGAGGGCGCGGGAGCCCAAAAAGTCAAGGCCATAGAAGGCTCCGTGACTACGGGGCTTGTCCACGTCTGAGGAACGCACGTCAGGCATTCCCAGGCCCTCAACCGTCTGCACCAGGTAGCTGGTGCCAGGACCCATAACCAGGCCACCAATACTGAATTCGTTGTCATTCAATGCCATGCCTACACTCCTGCTGTCTTAGACAGCCAAGCAAGTTCCTCGGCAATGTCCTGTGCAGAGGCGTTGGTCACAAAGTTGAATTGGGCACCGGCCCCAAAGCTGGCAGCACCAGCAGGAGTCACCCGTTCACCAGCCTGTAGAATGGCGAGCATTTCAGAGCCGGGCAAACCGGGCACAATACCTCCGGTGTGCATTGTGGGAATGGAGAAGCCCTTGCCGCCCACACCGGGCACCCAGCTAGGAATTTCAAAGCGGAAGCCACCAACCGTGCTGTTCCACAGGCTCTTAATGTTTCCGAAAGCAACCCGGAAGGGGTTGGCAATGGCGTCAGCCACACCGCCAATAACATTGCCAATGCCGTTAATAACGGAGCCAACATTGTCCATGCCGTACCGTACAATAAGCTTGACAAGGTCAATGCCAGCTCGCACGGTAGCCGCCAGGTAGTCCCAGGCACCGGCAAGCGTCTGCTTAATGCCCTCCCACGCGCCACTCCAGTCGCCACTAATGAGTGAGGTTACCGTCTTAATAATGCCCTGAATAATTTTCATGGAGGCGTCAATAAAGGGTGCAAGGAAGTTCCATACTGCTTCCACCACAGCCTTAATACCGCTCCATACCGTGTCCCAGTTCTTAGCAAGAAATATGGCGCCAACAATGAGTGGGAGAATACCAAAGGTTACAATGGAAAGGACAATTGCAATAAGGGCACCAAGGGCAGGGTGGTCTTTAATCCAGTTCCAAATGGTGTCCCAATGCTTCCACAGCAGGACCACTGTTGCTACAAGGGCAGCAATACCAAGCACCACTAGAACAACGGGTAGGCTAATAGCTGCGACAGCGGTAGCAATTGAGCCAAGCACAATAAGCAGCGGGCCAAGGACAGCAGCCAGGCCAAGTGCAATGAGTGTAAACTTCTGGGTCTTGGGCGACAGCTTGTTAAACCACTCAACAGCCTTGGTGACCCACTCAATAAGCTTCTGACCAATAGGGAGTAGTTGCTTACCCAAAACAGCAGCGGCGTCCTTAAACTTGGCTGTAGCCCTGCGCTGTGCATTCGCTGCACCGTCAGCCGTCCTTGCAAAGTCGCCCTGTGCGGCGGTCGTCTGCTCAAACATGAGGGCATTAATTGCTTGCACCTTGGCCTGTGCAGAAATTTCACCATTAGAGTCGGCCAGGCCCATAGCGCGGGCCTTTTCCTCCACCGTGGCCGCATTAATCATAGGCACGTATTGCTGGAGGGCGTCATACTCACCCCTGGTGGCCGCTGTAATAGCAGCAAGCACCTCAGAGGGGTCAGCATTGTTGAAGGAAGCCAGGTCACCAGCAAGGGTCACCCAGGACATAGACATAGTGGCGGCTGCGTCGGCATTCATACCAACCTGAGTAAACACCAGCCCGAGGGCAGAAGCAGCAGTTAGCGACTCATTACGGGACATTCCCAGGGTGTCAGCGGTACGCCTGGACCAGTCCATAATTGCCTTGGCGCTGTCGCCAAACACAACCTTGGTTTTGGAAATGGTTTCGTTAAGGTCAGAGGCCGCATTGAAGGCAAATGTAAAACCAGCAACAACAGGCAAGGTAATGCCTATGGTCATAGACCGGCCAATAGTTTTCATTTTGTCGCCAATGGCCTCCATTTTACGGGAGAAGGTTTCACCGGCTGTTTCGGCCTGGCGAAAGGCAGTGTTAACCCCTGTAGCGTCTCCCGCAATGCGGACGGTAATGGTCTTAGCCATTACTTGCTTGCCTTGTTAGCTTTCTCGACGTACTGCACGAATGCCTCTAGCTCCCGTAGTGTGAGTTCATGGGTGAAGGTCCTGGGTGGTAGGTGGTAGGCATAGCAAAGCCCCGCCAGCAGCGTAGGGTCTAGGGCTGCTGTGGGGCGTCGTCGTTTCCCAAGGCACCCATAAGCGCATTGAGCTTCATTTGCTCAACCTCGGTCACCGTCAGGTCAGGCTGGGTCTGCTTCATGGTGACGTACACCATGGCAATGAGGGTACGAATGGAGGGCGTGCTGTTAGCCATGTCGGCAATCTTGGTGCCGCTGTAGTCCTCAATGTATGCGGCGTCAGCAGCCGTCAAGTCGTTAGGGTCGAAGTCCACAATTTCGGTTTCAGTGTCGTCCACCGCGGCCAGGGCCTTGGGCTTACTCATGTTGCCTCCAGGTATGTAGGGTTAGAATTTTGCAGCTTCGGCTTCAATTGCAGCTTCGTAAATAGCTTCCACCTGCGGAATGGACGCCTTAGCTGCTGGGAACAGGTAGCGGCCCTCCCGAATGAACGGTCGGCCCCTGGGGTAGCCCCCAAACTCCACAGGGCCTGCATAGGGCACAGAGGCCTTGCCCTCACGGAGTAGCGAGGAAGCAGCGCCGCTACCAACCCGAAGGCTGGCAGCTAGCGCCCCTGTCCTCTTGGGCAAGGTGCCCGCCGCTCGACGCATAACCAGCTCTGCTGCCGAACGGTGGGCAGCCTTCAAGTCAGCTAGGTCGTCACCCAACTGCTTGAGTGCTCGCCGCAACTGGTTCATTCCCTGAACTGTTACGGCCTGGCTCTTAGCCATTAGGGAGTAATGTCCTTAACCAGTCGGCCGGTGACCTGGAACGTCACGTCCAGCTCAATTGGGTCGCCAGGGCCACCACCCCAACCAACTTGGTTGACAACGAGGCTGCCCGTAAACTCAGGGTTCTCTGCACTAAGCACAGCGTCGGCAGGCTTGGCAGTGAAAGCCGCAACCGTGCCAAGCAGCGGACGCAGCACAGCGTCCACAGCAGCAAAGCCCTGGACAAACGTCAGCTTGACAGACGCGGAGTACATGCCTCCACGCACCGTCTTTGCCCCGCCGCCAAACACCTTCACGTCAACGTCGTCGGTGGTTTCGGAAATTTCAATCTTGCCCACCTGGTCTGACATATCGGTAGTAGCAATAGTCACAACGGGGTCAAGCAGAACGCTAACAGTAGTCGCCATAACGGGTAACTCCTAAACTAGGGGTGTTGCGGGAGGGCCTTTAGCCCACAATTCGGACATGGAACTTACAGCCCAGGTACTCTGTGCTGCCTACGGTGTAGTTACTGAACGAGTCAACATGCGTGACATAGGCAGCCTGACAAGCACCGCCAAGGGTTGTGTCTGCCTCAATTGCTTGGGCAATACCATCAGGTGAGACATAGCTAGCAAGCAGTTCTTGTGCTGCTCTGTCCTGTGCCCTGCCCACAAGCACCCACACCTCCAGGTCGTCCTCACCCTCCAGCTTGAATGCCTTGTGAAAGGACCACGCCTTTGGGTAGCCCACAATAATTGCGGGGGTAGAAATGGACTCAGGAACGTAGGCGTAGACCTTCACAGCCTGCACGTTGTTACGGAGGTTCTCAGCAATGCCCTCCCGAACGTCATACAATGACATGCTCATGTGGTGTCACCAGTAGCCCTGTGCAGGCGGTAGGGGCCAATAAGCGAGACAACATCGCGGTCAATGCTTGTCACCCGCACCACGCCACCCATTTCTCCGAAGCCCAGGACGCCCTCAGGGCTGTCTTTACGCTTAACCAGCCGGGAGGCCAGAATGAGGCTTGCCAGCTTCACAGGAGGCGGTACAGCCCCCTCAGTGGCCCATGTGGTGTTACAGGCGTTGTCAATGGACCTGCTGGCTACGCTGAGCGTGAGCGTGTACAGCGTGTTGTCGGTGTCGTCGGCCGCCTCCACATGGAGCCAGTTTTTCAACTCGGTTAGGCTGGCGTATACCAGGGTTCCAGGCATTAGTTCCTTCTAAGGCGTTGGGCCATGGGGTGGGCAGGTGGAGACAGCCCACCCACCCCACGACGAATGGTTGCTACGCGTCCTCAAGGCCGCAAAGTGCAACGGCTTGAATGTTCGTAGCGACGTAGCCTCGGTACGCAAGGGTGACCGAGAGGGTGGAGGGCGCAGCAATAGCCGCACTTCCCTTGTCCTGCTCAAACCACTCAATAAGGTTGGAGGCACCAACAGCAATGAAGCCAGCGGTGAATGCCGAACTGACAACCACACGCATACCCAGCGGGCCAGTGCCCGTGAGTCCACGCACGTCACCAGGGGCGTTCTGCGGGTTCAGGCTGTTGAAAAGCGGACGACCAGAGCCGTCAACAAAGCCAACAAGCTGTTCCCAACGGTCCACGGCCACATAGAGCGTGTCCGGCACCGACTTGGCGTCGGTGTAAACCGTCCCGGTTGCGTCCGCAATAGCGGCGTGCAGGTCGGCGTAGTCCGTGCTAGCGGTGTTCCACACAACCACGTTGGTAGTAACCTTGGCCTCAATGGCCGTAGCGGCAACTTCCTCAGCAGCGTTACCGTAGACCTGAGCAAGGTCACTCAGCACCAGGTCGTAAATGCTGGGGTCAGAGAAGTCAACGTCCTGCTCGGACAGTGACACGGCCCCACCAATGGTGGACTTGGTAATGGTGTCCTTGGTAATAAGCAGCTTTGCGCTGTCCAGCACGTCGTACTGAGCCGCCTGTGCAGACACAGCAGTACGCTGGGTCACACGGGGACGAAGGAACGTCGAGCCGGAGGCAGGCATGGGAAGGTTACGCATGGACGGCGTAATACGGCGGGCGTCGTCAGCAAGCTTAACAAGCCCACCAGTAATGTCTGCCGGAATAACACCGAGGTTGTCAGCAACAGCCTGGTTCTGCAACGCACGGGTCACAATGGCCGACGCAGCAGTGTCACCACGGTTGGCCTTACCAAGCGCCACAACAAACTGACCAGGGGTGAGGGTAGGTGCAGCCTCAGACGTAACCTGAACAAGGGAGGTGCGGGCACCAGTACCAGCAACTTCACTGGCAATGTCGTGGGCGGCCTGAGCGCGCTTCTCCATACCAGCAAGGCCCTCAATGCGGCTGTCAAGCGAGGTAATTTCAGTGTTCGCGTCAGCCACGTTCTTGGCCTCAGAGTCGCTGAATTCCTCACGGTTTTCCTGGTCGACGGTAGCAATGGTGCTGTCCACCGTCTCTTGAAGCGCGTTACGCTTCTCAATAAGACGTGCAAGCAAGGGGTTCATGGTTTCCTTTTGTCGAAGTGGGGTGTACTATGGGTGACAACCAGTGGGTGCAAGGCGGGTGCAGCGGAAACGCTACGGCGCGGCTTGCGGCGCATGGTTATGGGGTGTAGCGGGAGCGGCGTGCCTTAGCGGCAGGTGCCCTCAGGGAATGTTTGGTTCTGGCAAGAACGGGGAGGTAGTTTCGTAGGACCTGCTCAATGTTTGCTTTTATCGCAAACGCTAAGACACTTCCTAAAAACCGGCTCAATGTTTGGTTTGGGCCAGAACGTGAAGGTAGTTGTGAGACTAGCGACCACCTGAAACGTCAGGGGTGTTGGCACGAATGCGGGTAGAGAGAAGGCGGGCCTGGGCAAGCGTCATAGACGGTGCCTCAGCCTCAGCAGCTTCTCTCACTTGCAAAATACGGGCGTCCTCATAGGCGGGGTGTGCCACAAGAGACACCTCCATAAGGCGCACTTCTCGGCGCTCAATAAGGCCCCCCATAACAGGTGCCCGAGGGCCTGGCCTCACGGGAATGAAGCCCACAGAGAATGAGTCCAAAATGCCGTCATTCACCAGAGACAGGGCTTCCTCACCAGCTTGGGTGCGTCCAACCTGCATTTCCACATGCAAACCAGCGGTGTCCTCACGGAGCACCTTGGCCGCCCCAAGGGGCAGCGCGCCGGCGTCGTTGTGGAGGGCGTACAGCTTCACACGGCTGGGGTTGCCTTCGCTCACCGTCTTAGCAAACGCACCACGTCGGAACACCTCAGAAACCCGCGTGCCAACAACCGCTTCACGGTCGAAGGGCACAGCAATACCAACAATGGTACGCCCTGTGCCTGAGCTACGGACTTCCATGTCCTCAAACTGGTGGACTGTACGCTCAATGTGGGTGCTGTTACTCATTGGGTGTGGTCTGCTCCTGCTGAGGTGTTGGAGTCACTGCTTTGTGGAGCACGTCCCCGCCTTCAATAGGCGGGTGCCCTTCGGCTGCACGAATTTCATTGACCGTGAGCCAGTCGGCTGCCGCATAGCCCTGGTAGCGTGTGAGCTGGTCGGCGCGCAGAATGTCGTCCATGTCAAAGGCAACGGTGGTTTCGGGAGGCAACAGGTCGGTAATCGCCTGCTCAATGCGCTTGGTCCAGGGCCTAAATGAGAACTTGTTCAGGTTGGTGGCCTCCTGGCCTACATTGGTGTACGTCATGGACGAACCCGTTGCACCGAGGAAGTGACCAGGCACACCAAACATGAGTGCAATCTCGGTAAGGCTGTACCTGCGGGACTCAAGAAACTGAGAGTCCTCAGGTGAGAAAGCAAGCTGCTTAATGCTCAGCCCGTCAGTCAATACTGGGGGCTTACGGGAGCGGCCGTGGTTAGCCACCCAGTCGTTTTGCATGGCCTTAATCTCGTCGTCCTCCATAGGTGCGTCAGTAACCAACGCAACCGGAGGTACAGCAGCCTCACCAAAGTAGCGGGCCGCAAACTCTTGCAGGGACATTGACTGTGCGAGGGCTTCCCGCTGAGCCTCAACCACGCCCATGCCTTGCACACAGCCAGGAAATACAAAGCCCCGAATGTGCTTCAATTGGCTGGGGTCAACCACCGTGTTGCCTACCTTGTAGACAACCTGCCCTGCCTGCACGGTCACAGTCACCGAGTCAGGGTGCAGCACCTGGAACTGCTGTGGGTACTCCATGGTGTCAAAGGCACCCAGCCACAGGTATGCGTCACCCCGCATAAGCAGGCTTACCAGAATAGCAAACATGGTGTCGTATTGCGACTCATTGACGTTGGGCCGCGTGAGCAACTGCGGCTGTTCAGGCAGCAGCAGGCCCGAGGCGTCCGAAGCCCGCAAGGGAGAGGAAGCAATACCGTCAGCAATCAGGTTGACAGCGCGCCACGCAGCCGGAATGCCTAGCGTAGTGGAGTCATTTACAGTCGCATTAGCAAAGGTGGTGGCGCTGTAAGGGCTTGAGGTAAAGTCTGACCACCACTGAGCGGGAGGGGCAGACCGCTTCTCCTGAAATGGGTTTTGAAAGAGGCGTGTAAGCTTCGCCATGCTTACTTAATCCGTAGGACGGCGGCGAGGAGTCGGCCAGTGACATAGGCGCTAACCATGCCCAGCCACACAATAACGTACAGGGGCAATTCCATGGGACTCCTTCTTAGCCCCACACGACGCGGGGTTTACGGGCTGGGAGGGCAGTGGAGGCTGCCCAATACGCCAGCGTGAGGGCTACAAGCGGGCTAATGTCTCCGGTGGCGGTGTTGCGCCCCCAGGCCCAGCTTGCGCCTAGCGGCCGCCTGCGTGCTCCTGCAACTGCACTCGACAGGCTTTCCAGGTGAATATTGCGGTAGACTTGAATCTGTTGGTTGGCAACAGCGTCGTACAGTGAGCCACAGGCTGCTGCCATTTGACGTGCATTGGTTGAAATGACGGTTATCCGGGCTGCCTCAAGCGCCGGTACCAGGGTGCCAGCAGGACCACCTGCGTCGAGCACCACGCTCGCTTTGGTGCGCTTGGCAAGCTCAATAAGCCTCCCGGCTACCCAACTGGTGCCATGGCCGTAGTCACCAAGCTCTGCATTGCCCTCAGAGTCAACAGCCACAATGCTGGCGGTTGTCCGGGCGGGTGAAATGTCCACCCCAAAGGTAAGCGTGCTGGCTGTGTTGGGGGGCGTGTCACCCACCACACTCTCCCAGGCAGCTTCTGGAATGACGCGCTGGGAGCTGCCACGCCACTGGTTGAGGTAGGCCCTACGAAATTCGTCCTCACTCATAGTGGAGAGGGCGTGCTTTACGGCTGCCTCAGTAATGGTGAGGCCGTAGGCAGGCATACAGGCTGCCCAAGTGGCAGGGTCGTCAATAGGAGCGTCCTCAGGGGCCGACCAGAGGAAGTAGGCAACACCCTCGGTGCAGCCCTGAATAACTGCCTCCTGAGCCACGTCCATTTTACGACGGAGGTATAGGCTGGAGTCGGTTCCAACCGTCGAAATGACCAAGTATTGAGCGTCAGCCCTGGTGGTCATAGCGGGAATGAGGGCCTGCTCCCGGCGGTCGTCAATGTCGTTCCACACCTCGTCAGCTACCGCCAGGTCAATGGTGCGACCGTGGGCAGACGACTCAGCACGTCCGTACAGCTCAATACGGGCGGTGGGAAAGACAACCGCCTGCTTACCGTTGGCCCTACTCACGCTGAGCACTGCCTTGTTGAGTGGCGAGGCTTCAACCAGTGGCAGCCAGTCCCTAAGCAGCTTTTTGGCTGCTGAGTTCTCGTCTGTGGCGCCGTACACCACTGTCTGGCGTTCCTTGCCCCACAGCAGGCACCTGTGAAGCTGGTAGGCGAGGGCCAGGAGGCTCTTGCCGTTCTGACGCGGCACGCTCACCACTACCTCACGGTAAGCCGGGAGGCCGTTAGGAAGCAGCTCCAGAGCTACCTCAAGCACCTGTGATTGCCAGGGTAGGGGGTCATACCCCAGCGCCCGGATAATCTGCTCAACCTCAGGCCCCCGAGTCGCCCTACTAGGCGTCCGAGGGGTGGCGTAGGTTGGCAAACATTTCGTCAAGGTCGTCGGTGCGGTTGGTGCGCTCAAAGCTCTCCGTCAGGTCGAATAGTCCTGCTCGAAACTCTCGGTACAGGCTGGCAACGCCGGGAGTCGCCTCAATAGCACCGGCAAGCTCGCGGAGCATGGCTACAAGAGCGGCGTCACCGTCGCCCAATTCGAGCGAGGAGAGTGTGAGTTCTAGGCTTACACGAAGCGTCATAAATGGCACAGTCTCCTACGAAAATGCGTCGGACGGGGGTGCTGGCTGCCTGCGTTCAGCCCTTAGGCTGTTCGTGTAGTTGGCCGCTAGGGAGCTGTTGCAGGGTTTACAGGCGGCGCGTAGGTTGTAGGGGTCAAACGGCTTCCCACCTTCGGCCAGTGCCAAAATATGGTCCACGCATGTAGCTCTTTTGGTACACCCAGGACCCGCTATTTTGCATTCAAAGCGGTCCCTCAGCAGTATTACCTTGCGAATATGCCTCCAGGCACGGGTGCCATATATGGAGTAGGGGCGCTTCATTCCTCAATAATCACAGGTACAGGCGTTTCCATGGTTATGGGAACAGGTCCAGCCAGCGGGGGGCTCGCAACAGCCGCTGCAATTTGCTTAGTCACGTCAAGCCGAGTCTCAGCCGCCTGGTTGTGAAGGTCCTGCCTGGCAGTGGTGGCCGCCCTGTCCTGCTCTTTCAGCAGGGCGGCAACCTCGTCAAACCGCCGGGCGTCGTCGTCGGAATGCCTGTCAAATGCCCGGTTTAGCTCATTGAGGTTGTCCCCAATTCTCTCAACATGCTCACCAAGTGTCTTACCGTGGTTTGTACGTACAAGCCGGTTGGTTTTGAACGTGGCGAGTGCAGCAATAGTGGCAGGCACGGCCGCAATGAGCGCCGCACCAATAATGGTGAAGTCAACAACGTCAGCGCCAGGAAGTGGCATTCGGGAGTCTCCGGTAGGTAATTGAGCAAGAGGGAGACAGGGGCGAGAGGATTACCCTCGCCCCTGCCAGGCGCCTGTGGGGCCGGTTACAGTCCCTGGGCGTAGAACAGCGCCGTCTGGTTGGT